TCCCCTAGCTGGCTCGGGGGTCGAGACAACATAGAGGTCGCCCTGAGTGGCAGAAGCTGGAAGGTCGCCTTGGGTAGCGACCGTGCCTGCATACCTGATCCCAAGACCCGGTTGACCTTGAATACCTTGAGGACCCTGAATGCCTTCTGGGCCTTGAATGCCCTGCTCGCCCTGAGGGCCAGCTTCACCAGCCACGCCGGGATCACCCTGCGGACCAGCGGGACCAGCTACACCGGCTTCGCCATTCACACCGGGCAACCCTTGCGGAATCTTGAACGACAGGGACGCCTTGTTCTCGTTGCCGATATTGATCACTTCGGCTGGCAGCCCACCTTCAATCGTGATCGTTTCGGCTACTTCGATTGTGGCAGCAAGGCCCGGTTCACCTTGGGGGCCGGGTTCACCTTCACCCGGCGAACCCGGAGGGGCAGTGCCGTTCGGCTGAATCCACAAGTCACCCACAGCCGCCACGCCGGTCGGCTCGGTGTCGGAGACGATGTGTGCGGAGTCGGAGCCGCCGCCACCTGTGGAGATGGGGAGCCAAGCCGTGCCCGACCAGTAGTACATCGCAGCCATTACTTCTTGTCCTTGTCGTCAGGGTGTTGCCGGGCGTGTTCGTCTAGCCATTTCTCAAGGGCGCGTTGCTCTGCCGCCATGAACCAATCGCAGGCGAGTGCGAACAGGTAGCACACCAGCACGAAGCCGAGCGTGGCTGCACCCGCACCGACGATGTGGAAGTTAAGGTGCATCAGTAGGCGTATGCCGTAGCTCCAGTGAGGGTGGCTGCGGTCATGGTGCCGTCTGGGCAGATGCCGATTGAGCCGTCAGTCCCCCAGCGGACAAACACGCGACGGTAGGTGCTGCCTGTCTGAATCCCGTAGACAAGGCTGTTGTATTCAGCCAGCGGCTTCGGGAAGTTCGCCGGGAGCCTGCGAACTTGCGTGAACGAGCCTGTGGCCGAGACATTGATCGTCACCTCGCCGCGAAGCTGGAGAATGCCGTTCAGGACGCGGGCCTCAACCGTCCCGGCCCCGGCGACTTGCTGGCAAACCGTCCAGTCGATGTCAGCCGGGACAGTCTTCCCGCCCGCCATCATCTTCTTGACTTCATCCAGCACCGACTGCTTGAAGTCAGCCAGTGCGGGATTGTTGATCGAAGACGCACCAATCGGGTTGATCGCCGCCAGCCGGTCATCGACCTGCTTGCGGGAGTACAACATCAGGGCCATCTGGTTGTCGAAGTCGATCTTGCTGAACGCTTGGTCGATCCGCATGAAGCGGTCGTCGCACTGCTTCTGCGTGTAAACGTCAGACTGAAAGACGAACCTGTCAACGTCCACAAGCGTCAGGAACTTGGAGTCGGCCTGAGTCTTCGTGTAGGCATCAATCGTCGGAGCGGCCTTGCTCTCAAGTGCGTTGATGCGGTCAGCGAAGGGGTCGAAGTCCGACCGCAGTGCCACATAGTCGTTGACCAAGCCGACCGCGAACACAAGACGCGGGCCGTAGCCTTCGCCAGTGTCGGTGTAGGTCAGAGCAGCAGGAGGAAGTGCAGAGTCACCAAAGCCGACAGCCTGCGTCACGACAGTCTTGGCGAGGATGGCCTGTGCGTTGTCGCTGATCTTCGCGTAAGCGGTTAGGTCAACAGGGCCGACCTGAGAAATGATCTCCTCGATCTGGGCCTGCGTAAGCTGACCACTGATGGAGTCGCCAATGGCCTCGTCAACTTCAGCTTTGGTGTAGGTGGTGGCCTTGTCGGCCTTCAGGTCGAGTTTGGCGGCGGTCTGGATGCCGATCTGTTCTGCAACGAAAGGGATTTGGTCGGCAACACCCTGCACTCCAAGATTGGCATCATCCACGCCTTGCTGAAGGGCAGCAACCTTTGCATCTACCTCTTGCTTGGTGTACCGCTCTACGAACGCAACCGTACAAGCGGCCTTGATCTCGTCGGTCTTGCCATCGACGTATGCAGTCGTCGCGTAAGCCGACAGGTCAACCGTGCCAGTGGCATTCTCGGTCGTGCCGGTGGGGTCAATCCACAGGTCGCCAATCTCCACGCCCGGCGGCGGCTCAACATCAGAGACGATGTGTTGTGCGTCCGTACCATCGACGCCCGGTGCGCCATCGGCTCCCGGCTGACCGTCAACCCCATCCTTGCCATCAACGCCGTCTTTGCCCGGTGCCCCATCCGCACCGTCCTTGCCCGGCTGACCGTCCGCACCCGGAGGGCCAGCTGGGCCAGCTACAGTCCCGACGAGGTCAAGAATCTGACCAACTGTCACTCGCTGCGTGACAGCACCGTTCACGCCCGGAAGAAGCGTAGTGGCGACTGCTGTGCCAGCTGGCAGCTGCGTTATCTTGGAGTCAGCCATCAGGTGCGTTGCTCCTTACGGAGTGGTGTGCCAGACTCGGTCAGAATCTTGAAGCCATCCTCTTGCAGGATGCGGTACGTCACGGCCGGAGGTGGTGGCCCAATCGGCCCGCCGCCATCGGTCTTTTTGATGGGTCGCAGGAGTCGCTGATCTTGGGGCATCAGGAACTCACCGCGATAAAGCCCTCGATGTCGCAGCCTCCACCGACAATGAACGGGCAGCCGAACAAGCAAGCGGGCATATCAAAGGCATTGCCTTCCGACACCGCCGTCTCGCAGGCGGCACCGTCTGCGTCGAACATCGGGAACAGGTCGCCATCAGGTGTGGCTTGGCAGTGCCAAGTGATCGTGCCGCTACCAGAGGTGACCATCAGTACGCCGCCCGCGACTGCCCCGTAGGGAATCTTCTGGGAGGTCGAGGGATCGGTCGTGATCTTTACAGCAGCACTGCTGTTGAGCCGTTCAATGCGGGCCATGCCGGGCCTCCAGTGGGTGTGTTCCACTGGGTTTTTGGCCCGGAAGGGGCGATCTGGAATTAGAGCTTCCGCTTCAGGGCGTGCCGCTTTTTCACGGCTTCTACAGCGTCAGCCCGCTTCATCTTGGGGTTGGCGGCTAGCTCCTTGCGGACTAGCTCGTTGACCAGCCGCGGGGCCATGTCAATCCTCTTGGGCGGCGGGGCCTCGCCCGGGCTGTAGTTGATCGTCCCCTTGATCTCCAGCCTGCGATCTTTGCAGACCTGAAGCACGTCGTCCCGGCTGCTCACCCAAGCTTTGGGGTCACGGGCACCACGCTTGTCCGCGATGCCCGAGAAGTAGAACTTGCCAGCCGTGGATATCCCGGCCTCCTTGGCCTCGCGGATCATCCGCTGGGCCTGCTTCTTGGGCAGCTTGTCTAACCAGTTGCCGTCGAGGTGCCCCTCTTGAAACGTCCTGTCAACGCCAGACACGCCGGGCGGCTGCTGGAGTGCGACCATCGTGGCCCAGCGTTCGCCGTAGCCAAGCGCGAGCACCTTGAGAAAGTGCTCTCGGACGGGGGCAGGGGCGGTCGCGATGTCGGGCGGGAGGGTTTCAGTTACGGGCATTGGTCGTCTCCATAGCTCGTTTGTAGAAGGTAACGAGGTCGAACGCAGGCGTGCCGCCCGCCTCGATGTAGTCGGCAAGCTTTCGAAGAAGCTTCGGTGAGTCCTGCATTTTCCCGGCAGCAGTGTTGCACGGCTGACACAGCAGGCCCCTCACCTCGCCCGTCTCGTGGCTGTGATCGACGCAGAGGCGGGGCTGGATTGCGCACTGCTCCTCGCATACCGCACACACGCCCTTCTGCCCCGACAGCAAGCCTTCGTACTGCGCAGGCGTGATGGCGTAGTGACGCCACAGGTTGGCGTGTCTCCTGCGCAGACGCTGTCGAGGGGCCGCCCTCCGAAGACGCTCGTATTCAAGATATGCCGCCCACGTCTCGGGCGTGCAATCACGCTTCCGGCCGCAACGCGGCCTCGGCTCTACGCCACGCTTACTGATCGCCGCTACCTCTGCGTCGAACTCGTCCTCGGTCATCGCTAGCCTCCTTGCTGCGGTGGTGGTGGTTGCGCGGGATTGCCAGCCGCCGCCCCGGGCGCGGGTGATGAAGGAGGAGCATCAGGCGCTGCACCGGGGGGCGGCATGGGCTGTGGCGGGGGAGGTGGGGGTGGAGGAGGCGGGAGAAGGTAGGGGCGTACATCGAGGTCGTTGGCGTCAGCCCAATCGGAAAGAAGGGCATTGAGCGGCCCCGGATTCCCGGCTCCCGCCAGCTGCTGCAACATCGGCCCCAGCGTCTGGAGGGCCGCGTTCATGTTCTCTTGCTTGAAGGATTTGTTGGGCTTCTTAGCGGAGCCCGCCTCGATGCGGTAAGTGAACTCGCGTGCGATCTCGCCAGCTGGGTCACCGCCGGAGGTCGTGAGATGGATCGACCACGCCTCGGCACCAAGCGGGCCGAGCACCGGGGCAACGTCCTGCGGCTGCAACAGCCACCGGGCAGCCATTGCTTCCTTCCTCGCTATGTCGGAGAGCCAATCCTCCACGCTCGATGCCAGATCGTCTGGCCTGATCTGCATGCTGTCAGCCTTGACCTGCGCCTCGCTAGCACTTCTCAGTGCCGAGCGGGTTTGGCCGTAGACCAATTCCGTAAGCCCACAGCGCTTGTCGAACATTTGCGACACCTCGTTGATGAGGTTGGGCAAATCCGACGTGACGTTAGGGGACTGAAATACCGACATGATTTCGTTGACCGACTTGCCGAGAGCCTCGCTGATCTCAACGATCTTGAACCCGTTTTCGCTGGGCGCAAGAATCTGCTGCTTGAGGTCATAGTCAGCTGCCTTGCTCACGCCGATGATCGTCTCGCAGCTGATGGCGACTCGCTGCATGAGGAACGAGAAAGCCCATTGCATGAACCGTAGCTCACCGATTCCGGGCTTGATGTAGGAGAGCGGCCACAGCGAGTTCGGCTTAGGGTTGGGTGCCCACATCGAGAACGGCCAACCCTGAGCGTCAGCTGCCCAGAACGGTATCGGCCAGCTGGAGCGAGCACGCAGCGACTGCGGCAGGCCCTCTTCGTCGGTCGGCTCTTTCAAGCACTCGGGCGGGATGTTCAACGGGAACTCGACGCCATCGGCCACGACTAGGTAGCAGAAGTCTCCAAGGGGATCGAAGATGCCCCTGTCTTCCTTCTTTGCACCCTTGAGACGGTCGCCAAAACCGCACTTCGACCAAATCTTCCAGTAGGTGACGAGGTCGTTGCTCTTCCCTGTGCGGTGCTTCTGCGAGCCGTTGTAGTCGTTACGCCGGTCGTCCACCTGCCGCGATGCGGACGAGTAGCTCTCAAGGTTGGGCTTGAGGTCGTCGCGAGACAGGCCGAATTGTCGAGCCACCTGATCGATAGGCTGCACGCACCGCTTGGCACACCACTGAATCTCCTGAATCACCTGAGCGTCTGGGTCAAGCAGTAGGTTGTCCACGCTATCCATGAACGAACCGATGAGGAGTGTCGGCTGTGCGGGCGGCACGTTCTCTACCTGCACTGCCTCAGTCCACAGCACACCGCCCCCCTTGATGATGCCCTCATCGATGGCTCGTCGGGAGTGCCCCTTCAAGTCGTTCTCGACGGGCGTGTAATTCAGGTAGGCCGACAGCAGTTCGGCTTGCAGCTTCTTCTTCTCCTCTTGCAGGATCACAGCCTGAGAGGTGTCCATGTAGGTCTGCAACGCCGGATCGGGCATCGGCTGCCCGGTCATCGGGTCGATCTGCATGGACTCGGGACTCAGGCCCAGCATCTCCGGCGGCACGGCAGGGAACTTCCGCGGCGTGACAGTACGCACCGGGTTCCGGGCGTACAGCACCGCGCCGATGAGCTTGACGGCTTCGAAGACACGGTTGATGGAGAGACGAAACGCAGGGGCAGGTGTCGGCCGGGACATGATGCTCTGGCCGCGAACATTGCTCTGGTTCATCGACCATGCACCGAGCCCGTCGAAGAACGCCATGCCCTCTCGGGCGTCGGCGTCGAACTGCGACTTAGCCCGCTTGGCGGAAGCGATCTTCTGGAGCCAGCTGGCCGCAATCGGGCGAAGGGGAGACTCAGGAGGCAGCTTCGCCTGCTTGGGGTTCTCGTTGAGCGGGCCGTCGTCCTTGACCTCAAAGCCGTTGTCTTCCATTCGCTAGTCCTTCTTGTGCTTCGCCAGAACGGTCACCATCTGCGGGAGGATCGACTCCAGACGCTTCAGCAGTGCGGTCTTCGGGTGCAGCACCCACGCTCCCCACTGACGCCACTGCGGGTTCTCCTGAAGACCGGGGTCTTCCAGATGCCGCACGCTCGGCTTCTCGATGAAACCAAGGTCGGGACTGAAGATCAGGACTGAAACAGTCTTCACGCCCGGCCGACGGCATACCCAGCCGAGAACCGGCTCGGTGAGATCGAGCGACGACGAGTAGTACAGAACCATGTCGCCAAGCTCGACTGACGGCATTTCGAAATCGCTAGACCCATTCTGAGATGTCATGCGCACTATCCTCCATTTCCTGAGACGAGAGGTCTGACTGTGGGCCGAGATAAGTGAACTTCGCCGGGCCCATCCGTTTACGGCGGCGCTCCATAAAGTCAATCATCCACTGAGGCATCTCGGGTTCCAAGTCAGTTTTCTTCTGTGGAACGTACTTAGGCTCGGCTGCAAATAGGTACTCCATGCACTGCACAGCATGGCACTCGCCCTTCGTGTTGGGCTCGTCAGTAACTACCGGCGTGCCGTTAACGATGACGGTCTTCTTCCGGTATCGCTTGAGTTCACGCTCAAGGTTCGGGCATGCATCACGCAGCACCCGGAGCTTGGTCTTGCCGTCCGGTCGAACGTGCAACGCGGAGCGAACAGCACTCGTTCGTGCGGCTACTTCGTCGCAGCCAGCCATGAACGCAGACCCCGTAGAGAGCGAGCGTACCCCACGCTTCCTAAGCTCCTCTACATATTGAACGACAACCTGTCGCCCGGAGCCTATATCTCGCAGCCTTCCGCCGTGCATGTCGATGATGAAGCTATAGAACGTCTGTCCCTTCACGACCTCTGCCAGCTTTTCCCCGAACGTCACGGCATTGCACTGCCGGATGTAGAGTTCGTCATAGATGACTGCATATGTGCTGTCAGGCGGGACGGCGAGAAACAGTACTGCGCAGACCTGATGACCCGGGTCTACCGCGAGGTATCGAGTCCACTCTTGGGGGATCGTGCCACTGGGCAGCTGTGCCCGATCCATCCCATGCACGCTCATGTGGAAGCGTGGGTAAACCAGCACAGAGTCGGTGAGGAACTCGCCCTCGGATCGCATCCGAAGAACGTCCTCGCCCGCCGCGGCCCACCGCTCGATGGCCTTGGCTTTTTCTCCATCTTCAATGTGATCGTTATCAAGGAAGCGGAGAACGTACTTCCTAATGTTCGGGTTCGGGTCTTCGCTCTCGGCGGCACGGTCGGCACGCTCGGACAAGCCCAGCAGCGACTCCGACCGGGAATGCGGCATGGCCGACCACAGAAATCGGCCCTTCCTGTCAGCGAGCCTCGCCTGCAATTCAGGGATGAGGTTGTCTTGAGGGATGTCCTCGTCCACCCACACGAGGTCGGCGGAAAAGCCTTGGGGCGGCTCTGATTCGGCTGAGAAGAAGAAGATGCGTGTGCCGTTGGTTAGCTCGATGCAGTTGGCGTAGTTGGCCGACTTTTGTATCCAGCTGATCGACTTGATCATCCTCGGCGGAATCAGGGGCGGCGCAGGCTTGGACTCGCTCTTACGATCCGCATCTGTCTTGGGATCGAACGCACGCCACTGCTTCGTGGTCAGGTCGCGGATGATGCGAAACGCACCAGCCCGGAGGAGGTAAGGGACGCAGACCATACCCAAATGGGAATAGCTGCGACCGATCACCGCTATCACCGCATCGCTCTTGGGATACTTGTTGTACGGGTCAGTGCCGGTGGCAGCCCGTGCCACCTCGATGGCGGTACACATCGTCTTGCCTGAACGATTGCCTCCGATGACCAGACGCTCGCTGACCGTGTCGGCGTGCATCCTGTCCTGCAACGGAGACGGGCGGTACAGACGCAGGGCCTCGATGCGGCGGTCGTTAAGTTCCGCCTGAAGCTCCCGCAGCTTGTCCTTCTGGTAACTAGACGTTACCGGGATCGACGGCAGCGGGTTCACTGACCACCTCCAGAGTTAGCATCGGGGCACCAATCGCCTGCCGAATGCGGAGGTCTAGCTCACCCTCAAGCTCCTCCTCGCTCCACAAGGCGAGAGGCTTCTTAGAGCCGCCCTGATCGGCGTTGACCGTGACGAGCTTCGTGATCATCTCCATGATCTTGGTTCGCTGGGCTGATCCGGCCGGGGCGTCGAAGTAGTTCTTTAGCAGCAGCTGGCTGAATCCGTTCACGCCGCCGAAGCAGACCATCAGCTGCTCAAGCAACTCCGCGGAGTGCGGGATGTTCGTGCCGCCCTTGCGTGAGGCTTGGAGCAGCGTGTCTACAGCTGCTTCCTCCATCCGCCCCATCTGCCGGGAACGCTTCTCTCGCTTGGCATCAGCAGCTGCTCGCCGCAGACGAACAACGCATCCAATGCACTTCTGCACCCGCCTCTTGTAGACGGGGAAGTTGATGGTCGTGTCTTCCAGCTGCTCGCCGCAGTCTTCGCACACCCGAATAGCCATGATGAACTCCAACTAAGAACCGATCCGACGGGCGTCCCCGCCAGACCGGCCCCGAGCGTCCCGCACCAGCGGGACTATTTCAGGCCAACCCAGCGAGCGGCGTCCCGCCAATCCTGCGACCGCTACTACCGTAGAGGTTCACTGCGGTTTGCTGCGGAGCGCTCGTGGTGAGGCCGCTCAACAGGCCACCCCCACCCATCACCCGACCCATGGCACCTGCCTTAGCCATCTCTGCCGCATTGCGGCCAGCCACATCCTCGCCACGAATCCGCATGGCTTCGTTCTGGAGGCTCCGCTCATGGCCGACCTGCTGCATCGCACGCTCGTCGAACAGCTGCGTTTGCCAGAGGTTCGTTTCGGCCTGCGTGTTGCCAAAATGCTCGGCGGCATTCTGGGCAGCGCCGGTGTTCATGAAGTTGTTCAGCTGCGCCGACCCGGGGTCGGAACGGGTCGCAAACGCGGCCCGCTGGAAGTGGCTGGCGTCGTTGTTGTAATCACGCTGGGTGACGTAACGTCCGCTTGGCATGTTTATTTCCCTGTTCTGTCCTGACCACGCATGTGCGGGTCAAAGTAGTCAACTGCGGTAGAGCCATCACTGTCGGTACTAGAGGACTCGCGAATGCCCTTGACTCGCGTGCCCGGGAGAACGGCGTCGTCCCCCAGCTGCGTTCCGGTGTGGTATGCGTTTAAGTACCGCTGCAATCCTCGGATACGCTCGTTCGTGTCGAGCGTGGAGAGCGGGTCGTCAAGCAGTGCTTGATTCTTAGAGGCCCTGAGCTTTGAAAGCTCGTCGCCCTTCTTGGCGGCGAGGTCGTGCCCTGTGTGGTCAAAGTCGATGTCCGTAGACTGCGACTGCTTTGATCCAAACTTTGCCGCCCCGCCTTTGAAGTCTTGGCTTGGGTCGAGGAATGGCATATGGGCACCTAGAGAAGAGGCGGCGGGAGAGGGCTACTCGTCCCGCCGCCTGTGATCGCATCGTTCCTTGGTTACTGATTACTTCGTAACCGTCTTGGCCCGCACCTTCTCGGCACGGGATTCCAAGTTTTTGGCGACAAGCTTGCGGTGAATCGCGGCCCGCTCCTTGCGGCTCTCACGCTTCACCTCTTTCAACTGCGACTTCATGTCGAGGTAGTCGCGAGGATCGGCATCACCAGCAACCGCCAGAGACGCAGAGACAACACAGAGAAGACAGAGGACATACCGCAAGGATCACCTCCTCATTACGGGGTTACAGTGGGATCAACGGGGACAGTCTCAGCGACCGGAGCGACCACCGGCTCGGTGGTCGGAGTGGCCGTGGCATCGGGCGTGGTCGCGGCGGCATCGGCCGTCTCGCCTTCCGCCTCTTCGAACACCACGCGAACGGAAGGGTTCGTGTCGGTGTTTTCCGGCACTTCCTTACCGTCCACCACAAGCAGACGCGGAACCGGCGTTCCGTTCGTCATCAGATTGACACGGGTGCCCAGCGGCTGCTGGGTCGGGCCGTTGATGACGAGCCAGAACACCTCGCCCACAGGCACGCCCGTGGACTTGACGTACTCGTCCACCACGCCGACATAACCCGACAGGGTCTGGTTCGTGCCCGGGAGCACGGCAGCAGCGGTGGTGTTGCGAAGAGCCACGCAGGTGACGACCTCGTTGGAGAGGAGGACACCCGTCTTGGCGTTCACGTCAGTGAACTCTTTCTTGCGGCCGACGGTGGAGTTCCCGGTGGACGGGTCGGTCTTCTCGATGGGGTGAGCCCACAGAGCGCCGAGCACCAACCCACGACCGAAGCTGGGATCGAAAGTGTAGGACATGCGAACTGTTCCTTGGAACTGGAGTGAAGGTGTGGATCAGGCGACGGCCGCGAGCTTGAAAAAATTCCTCGGACTGACAAAACGGAGGTTTGCTAAAACCGAAGCGACGTATTCGTATGCTTGGTTGTGTTGATTAAAGTAAGGGCCTTCGGCCGTGATCAGCTGCGACTCCATGCAGTGGAGGTACATGTTGTCGATGCTGAGGCCATACGCACAGCCCGTTGGCACAGCGTATTCGGTCGAGATTTCAACACCGTCCTGTTCGAACACGTCCGAGAAGCCGTAGGACTTCAGGCCGTTCGTCTTCGTGACGATGGCCCGCTCCTTGCTGTCGAGACGGTTCATGTAGTCGATGAACATCCGACGATCCATGATCACGAGGTTGACGGCGGCGTCTTTCGAATCATTTCTCTTTGTCTGATGAATCGCCTCACGAGTCGCCTCGACGCACTGATCCTTCCACGTCGCGGTCGCACCCTTGAAGAAGGTGCTCGTGTAGTTGCAGATAATCGGCGTGTAATAATCGTAGGACTCATCGCACGCCACGTTGGGCCAGCTGCCCGTCTCCAGCTGCGAGCCCGCTTCCGCACCGAGTTCGGTGGAGAGGCCAGCGTACTCATCCTTCGCCCAAGCGAACGGATCAGCAGCGTTGGCCGCACGCTTCGCGCCGGTGGTCACGTTGACCGTGCCATCGTAGTTGAACATCGAGTCGAGGCCGCAGAAGCGATGCTCGTTGCCAGCCTTAAAACCGTCAACGTATACCTCCCTTGAGAGGTGCTGCTCCATGCTCTCCTGAAGACGCGCGCTCATCTTGCCAGCGACGTTGATCAACGCCTGCTGACCACGGTTCTCCAGCATCTCGCGCCGCAGAATCGAATCCGTCACTTGGTAGCCGCGCCAATCGAGCTTCGCCGTCTTCCAGAGATTCTGGCGGCTGAAAACGCGAGGAGTTTCTCCATTATTGGACGACACGGGCTGGTTGCGGAATCTGACCTCCCACGAGAAGCCTCTGCCACTCTGGTTGGTGAGCACATTGCCGCTGCCTTCAAGGGCTGCGTAGATGCGGAACTTGCGGAGGACGGCAATCTCTTCCTCACGCAAATAGTTCGTGATCGATGTGCCAATAGCCCGGGCCCAGTCAGTGGTACTCGCCATAATCAGAGCAACCTTTCTTGTTCAGTTAGGCAGGTCAAATAAGACCTGCGTCCGATGCGTCGGCACGAAGCCGTTCTTCAAAAGACATCCCCTTGCGACCAGCTTCGGGGTTATTCGTCTGCACTCCAGCCCGGTTGGCCGTGCGCGAGGCTGCTCGTCGCAGATACTCCATGTTCGCCTCGGCCTGCGTGCGCTGCGGCGGCACTATGGTGCGAGCCGGAGCTTGGACGCGGTCAAGCTGCGATTGGAAGGACTGCTGACGGGCCTGACCTGCTTGTGCGTCAAGCACTTGATGCAGGAGGTCACGCTCAACCTTCTCCAGAGCAAACTGCCAGCGGGCTTCCGGTGAGGAGATGCCCAGCTGTGCTGCCTGCTCTATGTATCTTTTGGCAGCCTCTCCTTCTTTCGAAGAAATTTTGTTCACAGGATCGCTGTAGAGCCAATCCTTGTTCTGCTCTTCCAGCGTCTGGATGTACTGCTGACGGCCCGCTTGCTCCAGCTGCTCGGCCACAATCTGCTGTGCCTGCTGCTGTGCCAGACGCGACACCATCGGTGCGAGAGCGTCTTCCGGGTTGGTCAGAAACTTCTCAGCGAAGTCCTGCTTGTACTGGAAGAACTCGGTGAGAGCGTGCTTCGCATCGAGCGGTGCGTCGGGATGAATCGTGTCCCTGCCGTTCTCGTCCTTGACGATGTAACGCTTGAAGGCGTCACGCATCGGCGGCGGGTTCCACCACTTCTCTTCCTGCGGCTGGGGTGCCGCCTGCACGGGAGCCTGCTGCGGGGCGGCTCCCGCCCTTTGCTCCGCAAGCCACTTGTCGAACTGAGGCCGGTGCTGAAGGTACTGCTGGGCGACCGGCATCATCTGCTGGTACTGCGAGAGGGCGTGTGTCGCCTGCTTCTCCCGCTCCAGACTCTGATACAGCCGCTGTGCAATCGCACGCTCGTCCTGACCCTGAAAGTCGGGCAGTGACTTAAACGCATCCCACACCGTTGGTTGCGGGGCGACTTCACGTTCCTCGGGCTGCTCAACCTCTTCCGTTTCGGAGGACTCGTCTACGGAGTCCTGATCCGGGGAATCGTCTTCAAGCTCTGCATCATCAATCATTTCGTCAGACATATTTCTCTCGCTCGGGGTGCTTCGGGGACGCTCGGGGACT